AGCGGTCAGTATATTGACTTGTCAAAATATTGTAAGGATGAAAACACAATCAACAACAACTTCCATAAAATCATTGCTACTATATCTTCTCCTCATGACTTCTTTGGCAATCGCTTTAAACGGATGTTAAAGAAGGCTAAGACACAGGATGAAATTGAGATAGTGAATGTAAGGATATGGGAGGAAAGACAGAAGATAGCTAAAGAGTTGTTGGATAAACTGACAATGGATAAGGTATTCCAAATAAGTTCTTATTTTTTTTTGCTCTGGCAGAACTTAACGGTAGTTATCGGGGATTGTTCGGTGAGAGAGATGAAGAAAGCAGTGAAGAACCTCAACCAAGTACTATCGGAGGAGGGTTTCGAAAACATTGGGGTTGGGTAATTACCTTAGATAGTGTAACGAATCACAACCGAAAGGACTGGGAGTTTTATACAAGCATGAATGTGAATGCTTTTTTAACATACTTATGTTATTTGAAAGATAAACAAGAGATTGAAGAAATGCAATTAAGAAATGCCAATAAGTAGAAAAGACCCAAGAGTATTAAGTAGTGATGGGTTGCCAACAACTTTAAATGAAATCATTTTAAAGACTGGTAATGAGTGGATAACAAAGCTACGTGCATCGCTTCAGGAGAATGATAGGGTGAGTACTGGTAGGTTGCAATCATCAATGATAAGTGAGGTTACTATTAGCCCTACTTATTTGCAATTAGAGATAAAAGAAACGCCAAACGCAGAGGGTAAGTATTACGCACAGGCTGTGGACAAGGGACGAAAGGCAGGGTTAAAGCCACCCCCTGTTTCAGCTATGGAAGAGTTTATAACCAATAGAGCTATAAAGCCTATTGGATTAACAGCTACAAATGCCGAGTCAGCTTATAAGAGTTTAGCTTATATGTTAGGTCAAGCAATAGCAAAGAAAGGAATAAAGCCAACAAACTTTATATCTGAGGCTGTAACAAAAGAGGATATAAGTAAATTAAGAAAAGATTTAGCACAGGCAATTAAAAAAGGATTAAAGTAATGGCATTCACTATACACCAACAACCAGCAGTATATTCACCAGCATACAATAAACAGATATTTGTTGTATCGAGCACTAATTATACACAGCCTAATTTTAGATACATAGCTAAATATTATATCGGTTCAGATGTTATCACAGAGAAAACACTACCAAACTTTAACTATAATAGTTGTTATTTTAATGCAGGGAGAAAGGTAGAGAACTTGGTAACATTTGATATTAGCAAATCGGTATTCGGTTATCAAACAAATGGAAATAGTATTAAAAGCTATTATGTAGAGTTTTATGAAGAGTACGATATTGCAGGGGTGTTAACTCAATCCGCTTTATTAGCTACGAGTTCGGTGATTAAGATATGGAATGGGGAGGTAGGTTTTTTAGACTATCAATCCTATGACCAAGATAATTATTTGTTAGATGAAAATTCAGGTTTTTTAAATCACTCTTTACGCAGAGAAGTGAGAATGACAGATTATGGTTGGTTGTATTACATGACTAGCGATGTTGCTGTAAACACCAACCAGTTAACTATAACAGCGTACACAGCAGAGGGTGGGACGTTATTGGCAACAACCGTACTGCTTAATCCATATCAAACAAATGCTACTTTATCGCATCATCATATTAGGTTTGATTGCTCCCCTGCTGGATTAAATCAAATTTCGGCTGGACAAATAGATTCGGGTTCACAGCCTATAATCCCATCAACTTGTACGTATTATGAAATCGAAATGGATAGTGCAACAACTCCCCTACTTTTATTTGATGTGGTTGGCGAGGACTGCAAATATGAAACATTTAGACTTCATTATCAAAATAATAACGGTGCTTTCGAATCCTTTAATTTCACTAAGGCATCGAATCACACCGAAGAGATTAAGAAAGAAAAATATAAGTCCGTTGTTGGAGGATTAACATCTTCTTCAGCTTACAGTTACAATAAGTCAGACAGAAGCACAAAGACGTTTTTTACTTCATCAAAGGAGAGTTATAAGGTAAGAACAAACTGGCTAAGCGAGGAATACAAAGAAGTGTTAGAGCAACTTGTTTCAAGTCCTGTGGTTTATTGGGATAACGATACGCACGGACTAATAGCCATTGATATAAAGAATACATCATTTGTATTTGATAAGAAGGTTACTAAAAAGAACTTCACATTAGAGATTGATTTTGAATTAAGTTACGATAATTACAGACAGCGATATTAATGGCACGAACAAGATTAGAGTTATCAAATGGTGTTTCTTTAGGGTTAACGGATGACATTGCCTATTCGTTAAACTTTTCTATTGCTGATATTCGAACGCCTGATAAGAGGGATGCGAACTATTCAAAGACTATTTCAATACCAGCTAGTAAAGAAGCGGATAGATTTTTTAAGTATGCTTTTGAGATTGATGGTTATGATAACTATAACACGAACTTAAAAGCATCGTGTATTATTTATATTGATGATGTCGAGCAGATTATCGGATACCTTCAGTTATTAAATATTACGGTAACAGATGAAAACCTTATTTTCTACGAGGTAACGATTAAGGGTAATGTATCAAACTTAATTCAATTGTGGGGTGATAAGATGTTGACTGAATTAGATATGTCAGCGTTCGACCACGTTTATAATAAGACGAATCAAAAGGCATCATGGACTGCAACAATTGGAGAGGGGTATTTATATCCAATGATTGATTTTGGGTTAACAAACGGATTGACGTATGCTGTAGAAAACTTTTACCCCGCTATTTATGCAAAGCAGTATATTGATTCTGCATTTGCATTGGAGGGATTTACTTATGAGTCCGACTTCTTTGATTCTACTTTCTTTAAAAGGCTAGTTGTTCCATATAACGCTACAACTTTAAAGTTAAGTCAAACCGAATTAGATAGTAGATATTTTAAGGCAAAAAGAAACGCTTCTTATATCTCAAATCCGAACGGTGCTATTGTTCAATTAGATACCGATGTGGTAGATACAGGAGGGCAATTTAATACAGGTACTTACACGTTCACAGCAACCAACACAGGTAACTACGTATTTAAACACGATGTAAATATTTTCTACACGTTTACTGGCATAGCCACTACTGAGGCGTGGGGTGGTGTTCGTGTATGGATTGAGGTAAAGAAGTTTTCAGGAGGCGTTTACACTACGGTATCTTCTACTGATGGTTATATTAATGATGGACTAGGGTCTTACACTAATCCTGTTTCAAATGCAACAATAACAACAGACTTAAATTTAGTAGGTCAATCGCCTACGGTATTCCTTAATGCAGGTGAGCAAGCTGTTATGGTTGTTACTGCTGTTAATTTAGCTAGTATTCCTTTTGTTGGGACACCTCAATTAAACATAAAAGCTAATTCTTTTATGGAGGGTATTTCTGTTAACTCTGGATTATTTGATGGAAATAACTTAGATATAAATAACGCAATCGTGCCGAATGTAAAGATTAAAGATTTCTTTATGTGGTTGGTTAAACGATTCAATTTATATATTGAGGTTGACAAGTTGGTTACTAATAAATACTACATTGAGCCTAGAGATGATTTTTACGCCAATGGAGAAACGATTGACTGGACACACAAGTTAGCTATCAATAAACCTATTAGCATTCGTCCTATCGGTGATTTAGATGCTATTGAATATCAATTTACAGACAAGGAGGATAAAGACTATTTTAACACTAAGTATAAAACTGCTTATGGTGAAGTGTATGGAACTAAAAAGAACATTATTGAGAATGACTTCTTAAAGGGGGTTAAGATAACAGAAACAGGATTTAGTCCTACTCCGTTAACAAGAATTGGAACAACCGATAGAATTATTTCTCAGATTGTTAACTTAGATAACTTAGGAAACGTAACCAATATAAAGGCTTTCAATATTCGATTACTTTATTTTGGTGGGGTGTTTACCACAGCTAATCCGTGGACTTATACTGGTTTTGTTTCAGGAACAACAACAGAAACTACTTACCCGTATGTAGGACACTTAGACAATCCAAGTGCCCCTACATTAGATTTATCTTTTGGAGTGCCTCAAGAGGTTTATTACGATACATTAACATACACAAATAATAATAGCTACAATCGTTTTCATAGAAAGTACATTGAAGAAATAACCGACCCTGACAGCAAGATTATAACTATGTATCTAAATCTGACTCCGTTTGACATACAAACATTAGACTTTAGAAATCAGTTTTTTA